GTGAGCAACGATGACGAACGGCGACGCACCGTGGAGTCGATCGCGGAGGAAGTAGAGAACGCTCCCGACGAGGATGACGACCAGTCACTGCCTGAACACGTACCGGTGTCTCGCCCCGGTCATGCGCGCAGCAAGGTGCTTCAGGTGCGGTTGAATCCCGACGAGTACGAGGCCGTGGAAAGAATCGCGCGGCGCCGCGGGTTGCCTGCCTCGACCGTGGCGCGGGCGTGGCTGCTGGAGAAGGCAGCTGAGGAGTCGGACGACGACGCCAGCGTGGAGCACCTGTTGTTGCTGCTGGACACCGCGACGGCGAAGCTGCGTCAGATCCAAACGCGGCCCGGCAGTTTGGCGGGGCGCTCGCCGTCGTCTACCTGACGGGGCCACGAACCGGCGCCAGGCAGCACCCTGACATTCGCGGGCCCCAGAAACCAAACAGGCCCCCTCGAAAGGGGGCCTGACCTGGGTGGCAGGTGCAGGATTCGAACCTGCGTAGGCGTAAGCCGACGGATTTACAGTCCGTTTTTCTGGGCGTTTGCTGCCGTTGGCGAGATCGGTAGACCGTTGAACTACCAGCTTTCACCTGCAGTTATCCAGTTGGTTGCGTTTGCAAGAGACGGCACCGTCTGAAAGCACTGCGGTATCACTGCGGTACAGCTGACAGGCACGGGGCAAGCGCAAGGCGACCCTAAGAAGTAATAGTTCAGCCGAGAGTGTCCAAACCGCCGGCCCGCCCGAGCCACGCGGGGGTACGGTCCTGGCGACCCATATTCCTCACGCTCCAGCAAGGACCAAAATGAGCGACAGCGAGAAGTCCCTGGCGGCGAAGATCGCCGCGAACATGTCGTGGGCCAACACTGAAGACCGCACTGCCCGAACTCATGCAGCCAGGATGGCGATGATGGCGAAGTTCGAGAAAGAGGTCGATCCCGAAGGCCGCCTATCCCCCGCCGAGCGGGCACGGCGAGCGGAGTCTGCTAAGAAGGCCTACTACCAGCGTCTCGCCCTGAAGAGTTTGAAAGCCCGCCGTAACCGAGCAAAAGGGCGTTGACGCCCGCGATCAGGCCCGAAGCGCCGTTAGACGGGCCTCCAGATTCGCGTCTCGCAGACGATTACGCTCCTCGGGGGTAATCCCCTCAATGCGCGGAAAAATCTCGTCCAGAAGCCCTGTGAGGCTGATAATTACGGACCGCAGCAGGCCAATCGTCTCAGTCTGCTTCTCGGCCTTCTCCGACAGTTCTTCGCGGAGTTCCCGGGAGATCTCGGCAGCGATCCGGGCTTCATCCAGTCGCCGGCCCCGCTTCCCGAAGAGATAGTTCATCAGCGTGGAGGCCCCGCCGCCACCCAGGATGGCGAGGATGATCTCCACAACTCCGACGCTCACGGCTGATCGGCCAGACCGGGCTGCACCTGGGCGGTGTAGTACGAATCCAAGCCCTTCGCAACATCCACCATCACGGCGATGGCGTCGCGGCGGTTGTCCGCCGTGCGGCTGGTCGAATCATTACTGATGGTCCATACCCCATCCACTCGGCTCGCAGTCACGACCGCGTTCCCGGTGACGTTGCACAGCACCATCATCAGGTCCTCGTTCAGGCCGATGACGCGGCCCTTGGTCCTCACTCCGAACACATCAGCTCCAGGTGATGGTCACGTCGATGCTCGCACCCGCACCGGCCACGACCACGTCGCCGCCGTCGAACGGACCGGAGCCGACGAACGTGCCGCTGGTCGAGGCGCTGAAGATGCCGGCTTCCTTATAGGTGCCAGCCGCGACCGGAATGTTCACCTCGGTGCCCACGACCTTGTTGGTCGAGTCGCTCCAGGAGGTCTGCTTCCGGGCGTAGCTGCCGCCGGTCGCCTCATTGGCACCCGTGGTCCCGGCCGCGTTGGTGAACACCGCGACCCAGCTGCCACGGTCAGCAGCAGCGTTGCAAGCCGCCAGCTTGGTTGCGTTGGTAACAGCCATATTTCGTTCCTTGTTCCTTAACTTGATAATTGCTGTGTGAGGGTTTTCTGTCGGGCAACAACCCACACCTGACCGCGAGCACCGTAGTGGCCCAATGCGATACCGCCACCTCGTGACCCTCGGGCACCGACCGTGACGCTGATGCTGGTTCCTGAATAGGTGATGGTTCCATCGTCCCAATCACCGCCACCGCCGCCTGCTGCGTGAGCGCCGAAGAAGTTGCCTCCTTCACCACCCCCACCGGGCACGATGCCGTCTCCGTCGTAGTTGAATTCAGGGCTGCCTTCGTAAAGGACGCCACGATAGGTGTGGTTGCCTGATCCAATACCTGCGCCGCCGCCGCCAGTATCGGTATCACCCCGGTAGCCGCCCTCAGCGAGGACAATGTTGCTTATCACCCCGGAGCCTGGCAAGGTTTCGTAGTCCGCCCGCGACGCTCCGCCGGGACCGCCATTGCTTGCGCCGAATCCTGCACCACCACCACCGCCGCCGCCGCCCACGGCGATCACGTCAACGAAGTCGATCCCTGCACGCAACCAGTCCGGTGCGGTCCAGGTTCCACTTGAGCTGAAGACGGTGGTTTCGGGGTTGTGGTGCTGCTGCCCATGAATCGTGAGCGAAGGCGACACCGACATCTCAACGGATGCAGGTGTGGCCCAATGGCCCTTCGCCTGAACCGATGGGGTGACAGTTATTGTCGCAGACGCCGGTTCAGCCTCCTGAACGGTCACGCCAATCATCGACACGCCAATAGCGGCCCAGTAGTTGTTCGAATTCGCCGACATGTCAACCGAAGTGGAGTCGGATTCCATGTCGCCCACGAACAGTCGTTGAGCATTTCCCGGGGAGTTGCTATTGGAGGCGGTTTGGCTGTACCGCTGCGTTCCATTGAAGGAGGTGACCGAAGGGGCGGAGGCGTTGCCGCTGTTAAACACTCCATAGGCCACGAACGCCATCTCGCCGTCACCCGAAGAAATGGAGATGGGCATCGCCGCACCACCACTCGCGTTTCCGTTAGCGGTCGAGGAAGTGCGGAACGAGTCAACTCCTATATAGGAGAAGCTGTTCGCGGCACCCGTTCGCATCGGCCCTGGGGAGGCACTGGACGAGATCTGCACCGTCTTCGTGCCGCCATCCACATCCGTAATCCCAAAGAGTGTGACCACAAAGTTGGAGACCGGGGAGGAGCGGCTTCCCAGGTTTGTCATGCTCGCGCCGCCGTATTGAGCCGTCACACTTGGCGTTCCCAGTTGGGCGTACTCTGCAACCACGACAAGGACGGCGGAACCCTCCGTTGCGGAGTGGCTCCAGGATGCGTTCCAGCTTCCGGTGGTGCCGTTGGTCCGTGTCGCCCCAGCTCCGATGGCGTCAAACTCAGGCATCGTCCGAGGGGTTGTCGCTGATGCCTCGGCGCTCACGCTTGGGGACACCGAGATCGTCGCCACCCCGGGCACCGGCTCAGGCAAAGCGCCGCCAACCGAGGGCGACACCGACATGTCCACCTCGACCGCATACCGCACAGAGACATATGCAGTCACCGAGGCCGGGGCGGTCATCCCAACAGCGTTGCCGGGGTACCGGGCGGCACCATCAATGCCAATAGACGGGGACACGGAAAGCTCCACGTACTTCGGGGGAGGCAGTGTCCCAGTCATCACTGGGGACACCGCCATCTCCACCGAAGCTGTGTGCAACTCTGCACCCAACACCTCAAGCGTTGGGGCGACCGACATTTCAGCAGCAGCCGGGACACGGGAGGCGGCAGCACCCACCACGACCAGAGGGGACACCTCCATGGTCGCAGTCTTGTGGATCTCAGCCCACCAACCGGTAACAGCCATTAATCCGTCTCTTCCGGTCGAACCACGATCCACACCGCGCCAGCGGCACCATTACCGCCGGGACGGCCCCAAAAGGCCTGTGCCGCACCACCAGCGCCAGCACCACCCGGGCCGTAGCCGCCACCGCCGGCCGAATCTTGAATCTCGCCACCGTCGAAGGTGTTGCCGTTGTATTCCTCACTGCCAGCAGCTTCACCGCGATACGAGTCGCCACCACTGGCACCAGAGCCGCCAGCGCCACCGTCCCCAACGACGCTGATGCTGTTCGCAAAGGCACCGCTGGCCTGACCAGCGCCACCATTCGCGCCCAGAGGCAACGGGAGCGGTGTACCAGCCCCACCCTGGCCGCCCTGACCCACATTGATCGTCAGGCGGGTGATCGACGGGCTAAGTTCGCTGCGAACGAAGGTCTGCATCTCCCAGTGGCCCGCCGTGCCGCCGTCGCCACGCAGGCCAGTACCGGCACTACCGGCACCGCCGCCACCACCACCCAGGGCGATGACATCGAACTCTTTCATCCACGCCGGGAAGTTCCACACGAACTGTCCAGGAACGTCGAACTTTAGGATCTGCACCGCACCACCAGTGGGTGCTGTCTGAACTACGTTGGCGGAGAACCCAAACCAAGGAACATCCTGGGTGTAGGTGACATCGTCATCAGAGACGGTGGACGGGGTTGTCCCGTCGCCAGAGTTCCGCGTCGCCCCCAATCCCTGGGGGCGGATACCCGGGAACGGTGCCATTGGGATTGTCTGCGAGGCGATCTCGTGAACGCCTGTGCCCTCAACCCGGACCTCGCAGCCGTACACCTCGCCGGCCTGCACCTGGACCGGGGTATCGAAGTTGAATGCGATCCATCCCCAATCTGATCCTACGTCACCAACCAGGTTTGCGGACTCCTCAATCAGAGCCAGGTCACCTGTGGCGGTGTTCATTCGCCACAGCACGCAATGGATCGCGTCCACGTTTGTGTTGCCCCGGCCATACCAGGTGACGGACCGTTTCGTGGTGTCCTGGCCGCAGCGGATGAACCCGATGCGGGAGGTGTCCTCCTCGGCGTCCACGTTCGTCGGATCGGCACCCGAGAACTGAGTGATGGGGAACACTGTCTCCATCGCGTCGTCCACGCCGTTGTGGATCGGCTTCGTGTTCGGATTACTGATCGTGTTGTAGGTGCCCAACCCGAGGAACAGGCCGTTGAAGGCGTTCTGGAATAGGTTCGCAGCCGCATCAATCAGATCCGCGATACCGCCGACCCCGGGCTCGACAACGGACCCCAGGCCCTGAAGGAGGCCCTCCCAGGTCTGCTGCAAAGCCTCCCCGATATTCTCCAGGCCACCAATACCGAGGACGTTCGCGTACGGGATCGCCGTCAGAACGTTCCACAGGTCCTCAATCGGGTTGTCTGGGATCAGCCCGCCCAACGCCCCGGTGATCGTCGCGACGATCCGCTCAACGAAGTCCAGGGCGTCCTGAATGGTCGAGCCCAGGCCAGGGATGATGTCGTCCAGGATCTCGGTGAACTGCCCCGAGATCTCATCGAACAGGTCGAACAACCCATCGATCCAGGACATCTGGATACCACCGGACTGCTTCTGGGAGGCGTCGTCCCACCAGATGGTGCCGCTGGTCGCGTTCGAAGTGACCACGAGGCGGACGCGGATCTCATCCACACCAGAAGGCACCGTGTACACACCCTGGAGGCGGCCAGCCTTCGCGCCCTCCGCGTACCCGGTCCACTCATCCGGCAAGTCCGTGGGGGTCTCCAGCGACTGCACCAGAGCCGTGCCCAGTTCCTCGCCGTCGAAAAACTCCACAACCTCCAGGCGAAGCAGTTCACCAGGATCGGCCAGACCCGAAGACAGGATGAACACATCCAGGTCCATTTTCTGCCCGGGAACGACTGACACACCGTTGGCCCGCAGAGCTTTCAGGGTTCCATCGGCCTCCACCCTGGCGGAGCCGGAACCAAGCCGACCCACGTCGGCGTCCCACTCCCAGATGCCCTGACCGGTAATCGCCACCATGCCCTCAAAGTCGGGGTTCAGCAGCAGGTTCGGTCGGTCATCCGTCAAGGCACTGATCGGCACGTTCGAGAACAAGCTGGGCAGCAGATTGCCGAACAGGTTCGAAGCGTTAATCAGCTGACCACCATTGATCAGCTTCCCCACCAGCTCCTCGATGGCGTCACCAACGAGGGAGATGATCAGCTCAAGGATCGCGCCCGGAGTGAGGTCGATCCCCTGGAACGCTGCGACAATTCCCGCAACCCACGCCTGAATGTCATCCAGGCCCAGCTGATTCGCCAGACCGATCAGGAACAGTTCCCAAGTCTCCAGGTCAATCCCGGTGACTTCCTTAATGAACCCGATGATGGTGTTGCGGATGCCCTCAGCGAGTTGCTCCCACATGCGGCGGAAGATCTCCGCCTGCTGGGCCATCACCAACGAGATGTGGAACTCAGTCCCAGGCCGTGTGGGGTCGTAGTCAGCTTCCGGCTGGAAGCGATCTACAGCCCTTGGCATTACGAGCCCCCGAGGGCGAACCCACTCACCGGAATGCAGAGAACCGACAACTGGGCGTTGTTCTTGTTGAAGGCGTAGACACCCGCGATGCCGTCGTTGAACAGGTTCACATAGATCGTGGTCTCAGAACCTGTTGCACCGGCCGGCACCACCGCGACGTTGTTGTCCGGGGTGATCGCATCGTTCGGGGAACCCGGCGAAGAGAAGTGCGGCACGATGGTCGTCCACGTGGAGCTGTTGCCGAAACCGCGAGCAATCAGCACACCCGAAGACGGATGCCCCAACCTCACCTCGCAACCGAGGATCAGCGGATCAGAGTCGGCCTCCACGCCGACCGCACGGATGTGTCCAGTCACGTACGGCACCCAGTCGAACTCCTGCGGCGGGATCACCACCGAGGCGATCTGCTGGCGGGTCGTGATGCCGGTGAAGTTCGTGAAGTTGGCCTGCGGCACCGAGTAGAACTTCGGCATGATGTTGCCGATGGGCTGGGCCTGGAAGTTCTGCCCGTTCCACACAATGGCTTCGCCGATCTCAGGCGGCTCACTGTCGTCGTAGTCGGTGGCGTCACGGATCGTGGCGTTCTCACCCTGCGGGCCACGCGGGGCCTTCAGCTTCAGTAGCCAGCCCGGATTGGCGGCCGTACCGCTGACCACGATCTCCGACTCCAGGTCGTCGTCGTCCGGGTCCAGCAGCTGCACCGAGGGCGTGATGTTCGGCACCGGCCCGGGCGGGCCCTGCGTACCCATGGCGCGGATGCGGTACTGTTCGCCGTCCCACACGTACACCTGGTTGCCGATCCACCAGGCCTTGCCGACATCAACATCGTCGTCGGTCAGGTTGTCGGGAAGGTCCTCCGGGTCCTCAATCGAAGACCACTGCATCTTCACGATGGGGGCGTTCTGACCGGGGACACCCTGCGGCCCCACCAGGGCGTCCAGGGTCACCGCACCGTCGTTGCCGAGGATCTCGAAGGACCCCGACATCATGGACGGAGTGTCCAGGTCGCTGATAATCCCCCAGAGGTGAACATTCGTGAGGATCGAACCCAAGTAGACAGAATCACCAGGGCTAGTCATGCTTATTCCTCTCAGACCCAACGAGTGTCGTCATCGACGTCGTCGGCTTCAGTGATGGTGATGAAAGGCTTCACAGACCACCCCTCCTCGGAGGGCTGCGGCTGCGGCGGGATAAGTCCGAGACGACGCTTCGCCTCGACCTTCAAATCGTCTGGCAGTGCCTCGATTTCGGCGACTGTCATCGACTCCAAGTTCTGCAACGGGTCATCCGGGTCGGTGGCCGGCACCCAGGTGACCGCGTCCTCCACGATGCCGGGGCCGTACACCTTCCGCGGTTTGATCAGCGGATCGTCATAGTCCTCGACCAGGGCGAAGCCGTCCGTATTGTTCGGCTTACGCCACCCGCACCGCACGAGATGCCAGCACACCCACGCCTTCACGGCGGAGGCGTCCATGATGTCGCCGTTCTTTGACACCGGGTAGTGCAGGTCGTCCAGCATCTGCTTGTAGACGCGAGCCAGGTAGGCCTGGTGGAAGGCGTCAGGCATTCGGGCCCTCCGTGGTGGCGATGGCCTTGACCCAGCCCTTCCCGGACCAGATGAACCATGTGAAGTCCACCCACCAGGTGCGGCCGGCGTCGTCCTCGCCGAGGACCAGTTCGTCCAGCTCTTCCTCGGTGGCGAGGTGGCCTTCAAGCTTGAGTTTCAATGGATTTCCTTCTCAGAACAGGTCTTGGGACCCAAGCAGGAAGCCGATAGTGTTCCATGCGGCTGCGATTGTTCGGGTTGCCCGTGCGACCGGGTCTTCCTCTTCCACATCCCGACCGATGGACAGCTGCACCGTGATCGGGTTGGACTTGTCCCACGAGTAGCGGATGGCGGTGCATTGATCGACGTGCAGGACGTTCGCCATCTGGAACGCCAGCCGATCCCCCAACTGGAAGTCATAGCCCACCAGGTAGGGGGCACCGTTGCGGATCGTGGTCTTGAAACTGGTGTAGGCCCTGGTCTTCCAGTGGCCACTCCGCAGATCCAGCACACCAGAGACGGTGTAGGCTGAACCGGAACCCTTCTCGAAGTGCTCCAGGAAACCGAAGTCACCCATGCGGATCGCCCGGATCGGATCTGTAAACCGTTGCCAGGCAAGCAGAGTGTCGTCCAACTGGCCCTGATAAACCTCTTCGAGGCCCGAACCGACAGGCGCTTCACCGACCTGCTCAATGATGCCTGCGGTGATGACCGCCTGGATCTGGGACAGCCCATACTTGATCGCAAAGGTTTGGAGCTGGTTCACCCAGGCGGGACTCTTAGAGCCCACCATGATCGTCTTCGCGGTCGCGCCATGCATAGAGCGTTGTGCCTCAACGATTCCCGAATACTCGCCGTCGTGGAACACCACCCACGGAGGTTCCGGTGCCACCAGGGCAAGCTTGCGGAAGAACGGGTCCGTCTCGCCGTCCTTGTCCTTGTCGAGGTCCACGACGCTGGAGATGGTCTCGGTGATCATGTCGTCCGCGGTGGAGGCGATCAGCTTGATTGGGCCGTCCAGGAAGGTGCCGGTCGGGCCGGTGGTGCCCGACTTGTCCTCCACCGCCATCACAATGCAGTTGCGGGTCGGTCGAGCTAGTTCATCGAGATCCGTGGGCAGCCCGGTTTTCTCACCGATCTCCTTCAGGATCGGACCGGCAATCGGAATGTTCTTCAGGCCCAGCTTCAGCTCCGGGTGGGGGGACTCCTCGTCCTCCGTCAGCCACGTGTAGGCCCGGATCATGCAGCCCGCGTCCTCCAGCAGCGGAGCCGAGGTGCTGTGCATGTCCGACCAGCGGGACGTGAAGATCGTGAACCGCGACTGGTCAAACACCGGGTTCAGGAACTGCACCTGAATCGGCCACGACAACGGGTTCACGCCCGCCGCCCCCACACCGAGCCAGCCACCCGGGTTGAAGATGTTCGTCGGGATCGACAGGAATGGGAAGAACTGTCGAGCCAAGTTGATGAACATCGTGATGCTCAAAGCGGTGCGGCAGTTCCACGGCAGGACCCACATCTTCGGGAACTGCACCTCGGGCGGAAACAGTGGATTCGCGCCAGCCAGGAGGTGTTTCAGATGCTCCCGGTTGCTCACCATCTCCAGTTCGACGGTGTGGAGGCCCTGGGCGTCACGTTTGGCATTGACCCCGATGACCTTCCCGCCCCAGCGGGTCCGCCAATCCGGCTTGGTGGCAATCGGGTCCAGCGTGAAGTGAATGTCCTCCTCCACGCGGCGGTCGTACAGAATGAAGTCCGACAGCCAGTTGTCGCGGCGGATCACACACGTGCCCGCACCGGAGTCGGCCATCACCTCCTCAACCATCACCGACTGCTCCTGGGCGATCTGGCCGATGTAATTCCAGTTCTTGTCCCACAACCGGAGAAGGGGACGCTGGCGAACCGAATTGATGATGGTCTCGCGACGCTTCTCCAGGTACCGATAGGTAGACATCGGGTCGGTCAGGTCGGGAACCCCGTGCTGACCAACGATGTGCTCCGGGATTGCCGCCAACGCCCTGTTGAAGTCGATAGAGAAATCAGGGAAGTCGATCAATCTGCAACCAAAGGGATTTAGGCGAACGCCATGTTGAACCGCTGCGGCATGAACGCCGTGATCGATCCGCCCGCGTTCGAGTGGCGAACCTTGATGCGGCACACCGATTTCGCGGGCCACGGAGTGGTGAAGCGACCATTGAACCGACGCCACACCGGAAGGGTCGAATGAGTGATGTCGTGCAGCAGGAAGTCCAACAGCTGACTGTTGCGGGCGATCCTGAAGAACAACGGATCAACAGGATCAGTTGCCGCCGTGAGGCTTCGGGCCGTGGGATCAGTGTCCACCAGCACGTAGCCGTCCTGCGGGGTGAGGAGCGGCAGCTCCACCATCCGCCCACCGGGGCCGTCCTCGATCCAGGCGCGGCCGGGACTCGAAACGAGGAACTTCGGCCAAGTTGTCTCGCTGCCTCGGTTCGGGATGACAATGCTGCCCTCACCGATGTGCATCCCCGGGATCAAGTTGGAGATGCCCGGGATCAAACCCTCCAGGATGTCTTCGATGAGTTCTTCGAGTTCGTCCCACGGGGTGTGCGGGATGCCGCCGTCACCCTCGCCGTCGTTCTTCCACTGCGAAGTTTCAATTCGCTTGGCCCAGTAGGGTTGAACCGCAACCGCGGCCATCTCCCACTCCATGAAGTTGTTCCCCATGGCAGCCGGGTCCAGCATGAACGCGGTCTTCGGCTCCTCCGCGAGGCGAACCCTCAGAAACCTCCACCCGTGCGTGCGGGTGTAGACCCCGATGTACCCGTCCTCGGTGGCCGACCAGGACTGCCACCACCGCTGCTCCACCATCCGGTACCGGAAGACGGTGTCGGGCTGGCCAACGCCCACCTGGACGGTGAAGTTGATCTCCCGTTTCCGCCAGTCCACCCGCTCGTGGGTGCCGCCCACCTGGTACGGCCCCTCGGAAATGAGCTGGGTGAACGGGACATGCATAAGCCCGAAGACCTGCGGAGCGAGTGAGGCTCCCTGGATACCTGCGTTAGGCCCCCACAGGTCCCAGTACGGACGTTTGCCGTCCGGTCCGGGAATCCCGATGTAAACAACCTTCGTCTCAAGCCCCTGGAGCCGTTTGTCCAGAGCGAAGAAGTTGGTCGTCGGAGGCCCCGTCTGTGGAGTCGGGGACGACATTCCTAGATGTACCTTCTAGTTCCTAGATGGGGCGCTTGCTGAGCACGCTGCTGCCGCTGCGACTTGTCCTGCATCGCAACGGGATCGACGCCAACTTGACCGCCCTCACCGATGTGGATCGAGTTGTCGTTGTTGACCGTCTGCCCGCCACCGTTCGCGGCCGGGTCCGGGGTGAACGCCGAAGCGAGGTTCGCCGGGTTCGGAATACCTCCCGAGCCGGTGTGCTGAGTGGCGGCGAAGTCTTCCGGCATGAGATCCGGGGAGCCTACTTGCAGGTCCCCGAACGGGGCCGGGATCAAGCTTTGGATCGCGTTGACCGTGCCGGAACCGCTGCCACCCAAGGCGTTTGACCCGATGGAGAGGATGCCCCTGGCGATGGGGTCCGGGATGATGCTGGCGAGGAACCCGAGGATGCCGGAACCGGCCTGGAAGATGCCCCACCCAGTGGGATCGGAGAACCCGGGCGGAAGGAGTGTTTCCTTCAAGCCCTCCACGCCGATGTCGGCCAACTGGCCAAAGTCGGGCAGGATCTCCTTGATCGCCTCGATGATCCGCACGTACGGGTTGCTGGAATCGGACAGAGATGACCCCGTGCCCGAACCCTGGGCCATCAGGCCGTCAAGCTCTTGCTTGGCCTGGCCCAGCTCGCGGCGGTGCTTCTCAACATCGTTCCGCTTGGACATCAGGTCGGACTCTTTGGCGTCCGGGTTGGCCTCGGTCTCCTTGAGCTTCTGCTCCGCGACGGCGAGCCGGCCTTCCAGGTCCGTCACCTTGTCCTGGGCACCTTGGATCTGCTTGGCGCTGGCACCACCGCCACCCCAGGAACCAGCACCACCGCCACCGCCCCAGGAGCTACCGAAGGCCCCACCGAGAGGGTTGCCGGTCACGGGGAGGAAGAACTTCAGCGGGAAGTCCATCGCACCCCGGGCGTCGCCACCGTACTTGGCGAACGGGCTGTTGCCACCCGACTCGACATTCACACCGTTCGGCAGAGTGCCGGCCATGTGCGAGTTCTTGCCGCCGCCGCCGCGACTGATGCCGATGTTGAAGGCACCCGGTTGGAACCCGGGTTGGAAGCCCAGGGCCTCAAAGTTGGATTCGGTGGTGAAGTACCGGTGGAACGGGTCCTGTCCAGTCAGCACGCCGTAGATGGCGGACATGAAACCCGAGCAGTCGAACCCGTCCGGTCCGGTGCCGCCGTAGATGTACCGGCGGCCTGCGAACTGTTGAGCGAAGGAAATGGCCCCAGCGATGCCACCTTGGGCGAAACCCGGTAAAAGGTCGTGCAGCATCTCCGCCGAGGGAACCCAACCGGCGTTAAGGGCCTCCACAAGGGCCGCTCCGCCATTTCGCATCGCCTCAGCGGTAACCACACCCTCCCCGTTGGAAAGCCACGCCAGAATCGAATCTGACGTGCCTGATCCGGGGCCCCGGATGATTCCACCGCGAGCAAAGCCCTGGCGGGGTCCTTCGTGGCCCGCAGCGGCCGATTGCTGCCTCTGAGACACCCCCAACTGGTTGGGGTTGATGACGTTGCCGTTCTGGTCGCGGTAATCGATGCGGATCGTCAGATGGCCGTCCGGGAGACGCTGGACCGTGAAGCCCAGGTCCTCCATCCGCTTCTTCGTCTCTTCCGAGTTGTCCTTCAGAACAATCGTCTTGCCATCAGGCAGGGTGGTGAGGTCCTCTTTGAGGACGCGAAGGGCCTCGGAGGTCTTCCTGGTCTGCTCCAGGTTCTCGCCCATCTCATCCCGCGCATCGGCAAGACCATCGGCGTAGTTGTGCCACTTGTCGGCGGTGTCATGCAGGCCCTCGCCCAAACCGAAAGCGGCTTCCGACTGCGCCCGCAACTCGTTCGCAGTTTCATGGTCGCCACGGAGGTCCGCCTGCCACGCTTCGAACTTCAACACCCAGCCCTGGATGTCGCCGAACGCGCCAACCAGATCAGCGGTCGCGTCGATCACGTCGCCGACGAACCGAACCACGGACTCCACTGCCCACAATGCGGCCTGGCCGATCTTCGTGAAGAACGCGACCACGTCATCCTGGTGTTCGACAAACCAATTGGCGAGATCTTCAAGGGCCGGCCCCAGGACCTCGGCCAGCTGCCTCTGCATGTCGCTGACGGCGACCTCGACGGTCCGCTTCGCCGACTCAAACGAGGCGACGCCAGTCCCACCCATCGTGTCGGCAGCTCGCTGTGTCGCACCAGCCAGGCCGTCCATCTCGTTGGCGACAGTGCCCAGGTTCATCGCATAGAGGGCGTCGCCCAGATCCTCCGCCTGGGTACCGAACAGGGCCACCGCGACCTGGTTCCGCTTCACCGGGTCCTCAATGGCCCGCAGGCGGTTCAACACGTCGCCGAACGCCTGGGACGCCTCTTCACCGCCACGGGCGAACTTTTGGGACGTCTCCTCGACGTTCAAGCCGAGAGCCTCAAACCCTTCCTGGGTTGACTTCGACCCATCGACGGCGCGGATGGAGAATTCCTTGATCGCATCGGCCGCGAGGTCCGAGTTGCGGGCACCGCCCTCCATCGCCTGGTTGATCAGGCCGAACGCCTCGGGACCGTCCAGGCCCAGCTTGCGGAACTGGGTGCTGTACTCGTTGAGGGTGTCCAGGTAGTCCTCGTTGACGTTCAAGCCCTTTTGCTGGGCTCGAACCATCAAGTCGAACGCTTCGGTCTGGTTGTCCACCAGGCCGGTCTGCTCCAACTGCTTCGCCGACCGGGCGATAGCCAGCTGGCTCTCGCCAGTGATTTCGGAAACAGTGTTGAGCTGTTCGATGGTCTTCTGGATGTCGTCCTGAGACGAGGTATCAGTGATTAGGCCTGCCTGGTACGCGACCTCAATCGTCTCCAGGTTCGCCTCACGAGACTCACCGAAGTTGTTGACGTACGCCTCGCCCGCCGCCTTGCCCATCTTCTCGGCCTGCTGCGGGGACAAACCCAGCTTCGCCGCGAGGTTGGCCTCCAGCTGCTCCTGCTCCATACCGGCCAGGACCTGGCGAGCGATGACACTACCGGCAGCGAACGCGACACCACCCACGGCTGCCAGCGCCAAGCCGATAGGCCCAGCTTTCGTCCCGAGGGAAGCAATAGGGCCGCCGAAGCCCTGGACAAAGTTCTCAGCGGCCTCCTTGCCGCTGCCGCCCATGCCGCCAGAGAAGCCCTCAGTCAGCTCCCCAGACTTCGACTTGAACATGCCCTTGGCGCTGTCCACCAGCTTCGACCCGAAGCCCTTGCCGGCCTTCGTGCCAGCTGACTTCGCCTCGTCCTCAAGAGGATTCAGGACACCCTTCGCATCAGAGGCGTCCAGCTTGGCCGACTGCGCCATCGACTTCGAGAAGCCTTTACCGGCATCCTTACCGGCCTTCTTCGCGGTGTCATCCAGGCCCAGCAGCTCCTTGTTGAGCTGCTTCATCGAGTCGCCGTACTTCACCGACAGCGAGATATAACCGGCGGCGAGTTCCTGAGCCATGGTTATCCCTTCCCGGCGAAAATGCTCTGCAATGCCTTGCCCCGGTCTTTATTTCTCTTCGACCGGTCGGCGAATGTCTTTTTGATGACGGACAGCGGTACAGCCTTCGGGTTCGAGCCCTCACGCCGCGGCGGGGTAACGCCAGGCCGCGGAATAGGTTTCGGACGGTTGCGGCCCTTCGCTCCGTCTTTTGTCTTCGCCCACTGGAGCCAGTGCAGCGAGTCGGCCACGCTAGCTGTGAGCATGGCTTCCTTCGTCCACCCAGCCCTGTCGGGGAACATTTCGGAGTACAAGTTCGAGGTCACCGGCAGATACCGGATGATCACCTTCAAGTCGTGCCAGTTGAAATCCTCAGTGGGGCAGTTACGAAGGCGGAGACCCTTGTCGATCAGGTCCGCCTCCAAGGCCTCGCTGTGACGCCTGATCATCAAGTTGATGCGGAACAACTCCCCCATCTGGATACCGGAGTCCGACTCCCACCGGGCCACAAGGTCCCGGACCTCCGAAACGTAGAGGGAGTCAATAACGTCCAGTGGGCGGGCCAGCGTCTCCAATAAGAACCAGAACCGTTCGTCCTCCGGTTTCGCCAGTGCGGTCTGAATGGTCTTCACCGGCACCAGCGCCAGGGGCTCGAACTCCACTGGCCCGCAGCGGGTCTTCACCCGGAACAGGGCCTACTCCTCTTCGGAAGTTTCATCCTTGTCGTCACCCGAGGCCTGCCAGGCGTTCAGGATCTCCCGGAACTTGCTGGCGGGGAGACGGTCGAACAGCTCCAGCTGTTCAGGTGAGAGGCCCCACTCGAATGTGGCCCACATTTGGCCCTCAACGTCGCGGCGGTGCTTGCGAAGAATGCCGACCGGCAACATCTTGATGGGCTTGAACTGGAACGTCACCTCTGAGACGGAATCGCCGTCCTCCGAGGGGACCTCAACGGTGTACTCGAATTTATCCATGAACGCAGCCAGCCTTTCGGATGGGATGTGCAGCCAGGGGCGCGGGGGAGGATCGCGGCTGGCTGCACAGGGGTTGCGATTAACCTCCCCCGCGAGTTTTACGGCTTACGAGCCGTCGTCCACCTGGCCGTTGTCGGTGTAGGTGTACACGTGGTTACCCGAGGCGTCCTCAAACGCTTCCAGCTCAACCTCGTACATGATCGTGTCGGTGTGAACGATGGTCACATCGCCAACCGAGATGATCTGGCCGTCTGGAATGTAGTTGCGGTAGAACGCATTCAGCTCCGAGTCCGTGGTGTCGATGACCCACGACATATGCGGCAGCTTGCGGGAGTTCTTCTTCACCTCGATCTGGACGCCGTGCATAGCGTTGGCCGCGGTCACGGTGACGTTGTCCTCACCGTAAATCGCCTTCAGCACATCAGCGTTCAGGGACTCCAACAGCGTGAAGCTGAAGGTGTGGGTGTAGTCGGTCTGAAGGATCTTGACGGTCTTGCCGCCGAAGTTCTTCTTCTTGTCCACAGACCGTTCAGCGGTTTCCGTGAAACCGTCCTCGCCGACGTGACCGAGGTCCACGAAGGCGGGATCGAGCTCCTCGGTGGCCGAAGTCGGGCCTTCGGTGCCCAGAGGGGCCACGAGGCACGAACCGGTCGCCAACGGCTCTGCGGCATAGACATTCTTGTTGTCAGAAGCCATTTAAATACTCCAATGAGGGCAGATAGCAGCCAGCCCATATGAGGGAAATGGGTTGAGAGAGAGCTGTTCTAGACAGCAGCCCGAAGCAACACATCCACGGTCATCTGGAACCGGGGAGTGGAGTCATCGGGATCAGGAAACAGCGCCGGGGTTCCTAAGATGGACACATCGCGTAGCCCACTACCCGTCACATACCTCGCTGCCCGAAGGTGCGAGAACACCATCTCGGCCAGCTCGCCAGCCTCATCTTCACTGGCGGAATAGCAATGGATTATCAGCCGTCGCGGCGACAGAGCCAGGTTCCCGGAATCCCCGGCCGGCACCATGGTGATGGTCACCAGCTTTGCGGGACGGTTCGCGGGAACTTTCGTGGCCACCCGGACATCGGCACCGAGCCGATCAACCAGGTAGGTCCGAACAACTTTGGGGGCGTACGGAAATACGCCGGGGGCGGTCATGATCAACCACCCGCCTGGTGGAACTCGGACACAAGAGTGTTGTTCCGTTGATTGTCGAGAATCGCCTCAACATCCGAGGTGATGACCGTGGCGCGGTAGTCCCGCTTGTCCAGTGGATCATCACCCTCGACCGACACCTTGTAGCCATCGGTCTCAATGTGGTTGTTGCAGGCGTCCGCCACCCGCTGCATCCGTTCAACACCTTCGGTCTCAACGACCTCTTTCACAAGGGCGTCCCAGGCCTTCTTGTTGAACTTCAGGCTTGCCTTGCGGGCCATCAGCCGGTCACCTTCTTCAGCTTGACCACGCTCCCCGGCTGCCACTGGTGGAACCCGTTGTTGTACGGTTGGATCTCCACGATCTCGTAAGGTGTGGCATCGCCAGGGAGATAGATGCGGTCCCGGACGGTCATCGAAACATCGGGCCCCGCAAGGAGATCGATGTCTGACACGACGCGGGATGTGTATCCGGCGGTGTTCTCGATCATGCTGGCGTACCAGCAGATAACTGGGACACTTGTGGGTGTTCCCCAGGTCTCGACATCATTGCCGAGGTCGTCTTGTCCCGTCCCGTTGAACGCCGCCCTCCGAACCGTGTAAGGCGTAGGGAAGGTCATTCATCCTCATCTTCGGGGATCATGTCCACCGTGAACGCCGACCTGGTGGATGTTTGCCCACAGATCTTGGACAGTTCACGGATCTCGGACGGCAACAGGAGGGAACGACGGGGAGCGGACCGGGGAATGTATTGGAACGGCCCAGCGACAAGCTGCGGAGCCTGGCTGGTTCCCTGGTCGTTCCAGCGGAGAATCGCTCCCCGCAGAATGGCTTTCACCGCCGCTTCCTCGGCATCAGTGAGGTCGTCCTCCAGGATGCAGGGGGCGACCCGGGCTGCCATCGCCAGCGCATCGGCAATCATTGCCTCTGCCTTCTCCTCATCGAGTGAGGGCGCGAAGACGGACAGGTCGTCGTACGTGATTGAGACAGCCACGGGTCACCTCCTCGATCTCTTAGGAGCCGTTGTCGACCGTGTAGCGGCAGAAGGCGTCCACATCGTTGATGAGCAAGCCGTATTCCGCTTCAGCGAGGATCGCGACCAGGTTCTTCTCGAAGAGAGAAACCAGAGCGCCGTTGATCGTCACGGCAGCCTCGGTCGAGACCTTGAAGGAGATGCCACCAACGGCACCCCACACAACCTGGCTCCAGTCGCCGCCGTAGGCGACGGTGTCACCGGAGGCAACGCTGTCACCGAGGTAGGCGGGGCGGCCCAGGAGGCGGCCCGGAACGATGGCCGACGTGGTGTCCGCCAGCGGGGTCTCCACGAACAGCGGACGACCGGTGTTGTCGGTCGCACCCAGCAGGACGGGTTCAGCAACCGCGTCCAGGGCGAAGCCACGCAGCTTCTTGCCGTCGTTCACCAGCAGGGACATGCCCGACACCAGGTCGGCGTACACGCCACCTGAGTTCTGGGTCGCGGTGCCCAGCTCAACCGTCTTGTCGGTCTGATCGATGTACGCACCGAACGGGGTGCTGGTGCCATGCAGGGCCGCGTTGTCGAACGCCACGGCGAACGCCTCGGCGATGTCCTCGCGGAGGACCTCCATGTAGTTGCCCGGGTTGGCGCGGACCACCTCAGCGGAAACCACCGAGATCGCGGCGAGCTTCTTCGGCGCGATGGTCTTCAGGGTCTGGGCAGACTCCGTGGTGGGCTTGGTGTTGCCCTCAGAGACCCAGGCAGCCTGTGCCTTGGCGGTCGAAACCGGGATCTCCTGGCCATTGATGCCCAGGGGGACGCGACGGGCCAGCTGCATCACGGTCGAGCGCTTGCGGGCCTCATCGAAATAACGGTCAGCGATTTCAGGACGGAGGAACCCGGAGAAATCGCCCCTAACAGTAGGATCGGCCTGAGCCACTTCTACTCCTTAAAAGGGTTGGAAGGCACCCTTACTGGATGCCGAGCTTTGCTTTCAGCGAGACTTCGAGGTCATCGCTGTTCAGCGCCGGTGCGCTGGGCTGACGGCCTTCGCCGGGGACGAAAAGACCGTCAGTGGCGGTCTCTCGTTCAGCCAGTCGCTGTGCTTGGCGGGTGAGTGTTTCCTCGTCGGTGCCGGTCAGGAACAGATCGGCATCTTCATCGGAAATCTTGAACTTGGACGCAACCCGATACCGGATTGCCTGTGCGCGAAGGGCTTCGACCTCTTTCAGGGCCTCGTCCCGTTCCTTGACCGCACGCTCCTCCTTGGAGAGCTTTTCGGCCTCCATGGCGTCAAGACGCTGCTGAAGCTCCTTCAGAGACTTCTCGGCAGCATTGGCACGTCGACGCTCCGCCTCCAGTGCCTTCTTCCCGCCTTCCCCTAGAACCTCGGAATCGCTCCTGGTTTCAGCATTTTCAGCATTCGGGGTATCAACAGTGGCTTCGTCAGCCATTCAGAAATTCCTCCATCGCGAAAGGTTTTAGAAATCGCCGGTTACGTCGCGTTACCGGCATCAAGCCGCCTCCAAGCGGCAAGAATCTGGGTCGAGCTGCCGTTGCCGGCCTCAGCTCGTGCCTTGAGGTACTCCCTCTCCCACTGGTCGATCTGCTCCGCGTAGCGGGCGTCGACCAGATCCCGCCAATCCTGCTGCCCCCGTACCTCAATGGGGTGGCAGATGCAGTCGTTGTGAACATCTCGGGCCGCTGTCTCGCGGGACGTGTACACGTTGCGGCGGGTGGCCAGCAGCTTGCAGAACTCGCAAGCCCCAGCGTGGGCAACCCGGGCCCAGGTCGAGTCGGTGAGGTCCACATTCAACAAGGTGGTGTTCCTCGCCCCGTCGAACACTGCCCTCTGAGTGGTGGCCCTCAGTCGCTTCAGGCCCTCCGAACCCAACGCCCCAAGCGCCCAGTCCACCGACACCCGAAACTTCTCCCGCGGAGGCGGTGGGGCCGTTCTCGCCACGTAATTCGAGGACGGATCAGACAACTCAAACCATGTGGCGGCCAAATCGGCAGACATCTGGATGTAGGGGTCCAGAAGGTCCGGGTAGGCGTCCATCAGGAACCGCTGGAAGTCCACATCGGACCTCTGTACGGCCTGGGACCACAAGCGGTCCAAGTCCTCCGTCGCCAGTGAATTCACCTGGCTCAAAAGGAATCTGCGTTCAGCCGACGAAACTGCCACGGCTTACTCCGTTGGTTCGGAACTCTCCTGCTGGGCAGTCGGTTCAGGGGTTGCCTGCTGGTTCGCCCGGTTCTGGATGACGTTCAGGATGTTCGAGACAGTGGACCGGCGACGATCCGCAACCAGCCGGTCGATGTCCGTGCGGTCATAGCCCAGCTGCTCCAGCACCACTTCGCTCTCGGCCATCCACGGCAACACCGACAACTGCTTCGTGACCGCGTCCGCAGCGGCAGCCTGCGACGGAGTCGAGGGGTTCCGCCACTTGGCCCGCAACTTGCGGTACTCGTCCGACAACTCAGACGTGTTGTCCCGCACCATCAAGGCGTTCCGCATCGCACGGCACCAGCCGATCCCGAACACCCGCGTCGCCGACTCCGCCTCGATCACCATCTCCTCCTTGGAGGCATACAAAGCCTCCGCCGAAGACGGGTTGTCCTGCACCACACCCAGCGAGGACACCGGGATCGAAGTCTCCGCCGCGAACAAGGCAGCCCACTGGCGAAGCTGTTCCGAATGCGGCTGCATCGTCATCTGCGGGAACTGACCCACCTCGGGTTTGAAATTCGGGTCAACCTCTTCATCCGGCGACGGAGGCTCCAGGGCCAGGAACCGGCCCATGAGGGCGTTCCAGCCACCATTGGCGAACGCATCCTCCGGGATGTTCAAGCCGTACCGCTGCGGGGCCGTGAAGAACTCGGCACCGATCTCGCTGCGGACCACGGTGCGGATCGCCGCGTCCGTGATGTACATGACCGGGCGGGTGATCCGGGACTTCCCGAACGGATACCCCAGACGCGGCCGGTACGTGATCGGCTCCATCGGCACGCGACCAAGAGGATTGGGCCGCTGAGCAATCCGCCACGGTCCACCCAGGTAGTCGCGGGTCAGGATCAGCACCTTTTCCGGCAGGTACATGATGATGTACAGCGGGGCCCCCTCTTTGTCCCGCTCCACAATCGACAGGCCGGCGTCGAAGCCACGCCTACGCGGGTTCCACAGGCCGGTCGCGTTGAAGGCGTCCCGGACCATGATCAGGACCTCGGGCTCACCGGAACGGACGTCGCCACGGATGGTGGTCACGAACGCACAGGAGTGGATGAACGCCGAATCGTGGGCCTGCGGCACCTCGATGTCCAAGGCGTTGTCGAACCACATGTCCTCGATGCCTAGGTCCTGCGAGGACTGGCCGGGGATGACAAACCCCTCCAGGATGCAGCGGCGAGACAGCGAATCCACAGCCTTCGCGGGCCACCCCAAGACGGCCTCAAAGTTGCGGAACTTCGGCGGGGTCGAGATGCCCAAATCCTTGAAAAGGGCCTTCCCGTCGTAATACTGGGACCGCAGAGCGTTCCGGGCCCGCTTGTTCTCCAGCTGCTGCACCAACTGGTGCAACGTGTCACGGTCAGCCGGGGACAGTCCGGGAATGTTGAGCGCAAGCGTCAATTGAGCACCGACACTTTCCTCTTCCTCACCGCACCGCCCGTGCGGACTTTCGTGTTGTTCAAAATGAATCGCCTACCCAACTGGGCACCCACCAGGCAGACGGCCAGGTCAACGTGCTTCTTCGAGTCGCGGGACTCCTTGCCGAGCGAGACACCCCACTTGTTCTGGCGTCGCCTCGCGTTGTGGACGTGCAGCCGCAAAGCCGGGTTGCCGTCGTGAATCAAAATCTGTTCGTCGTCCACCCATTGGGCGCACAACTCGGCCATCTCCGTGAACGCCTTCATCCGCTCATAAGCCCGGGGCTGAGACAGCCGCATGTCGAACTTCACGGCGTGGCCTGTGGCCTGTCCCGGCGTGGCCCACAACTTCACCTTGTTGTGAAAATCGCGGTGCCAGGCGTCCACCAGATCCGCCCAGTACAGGGCCTCAGTCTCGTCGTCGGTGGCCGGTGACGGGTCCACCCCAAACCACATCACCCGGTACCGGTCGAACGCCTCACGGACCGCCGCATCAACCTCTTCACGGGGAGCGAGCCATCCGTGGTTCCGGCCGCCCTTCGGGGGCTGCCACACACCCAAGACGAACGTGAAGCCATCCGAAACACGGACACCCACAAGGCCTGTGGCGTCACCAGACTTCGAACAGTCCAAGAACATCGTGATCTGTTCCCGGTCCGCCACAACCTCATCCGGCCGCGACAGAGTGTCCCAAGCCCTCGGGTCCACCCAGGAGTCCTCCAACAGGGCCAGGCCGTTCAAGTAGAACCGGATTGACTCCGCCGCCGTAACGCGAGGATCACGAACCTCGTCCATCAGGCGGTCCAGATCAGCCCACGGAGCGTCCGAGTACGCCTGCTCCAAGGCCTTCCGCAGGTCCTGGTTGTTGAAGATCGACAAGTTCGGGTCGGCCTCAACCGAGTCGTACAAAATGTCCTGCTTCAAGTTCGGGAACTCGCCCGACACCTGCTGCTGCCACGCCTCAAAGCTCTGCTGGGCCGTCGAATCCGCCCCCATCGCATGAGCGTTCGTGTACTCCACCAAGCGGGCCTGAATCTCCCGAGGAGATTTGCCCACGTTGCGGCGGGCAACCGCAGCCAACTTGTGCCCACCGGAAGTCGCTGTCATATGGTGGGATTCGTTGAGGATGATGAACGTCGCCGGATCACCCTCAGAAGACGCCTCAGAAGCCGTCAGGACCTCGAAACGGCCCCGACCCTTCAGAATGGTGCGGGTCTCACCGCAATCCAACCCATGCCACGCCCTGGCGTCATTCGACCACATCGCATTCGCAATGCGGAGAGTGTCCTTCGACTGGGCTTCAGAGTTGGATGCGATCTGAACCGTTGGCATCCGATGGGGAACGGCTGTCCAGCATCCCTTTTCATTATCCCATACAAGTTGCGAAGGGCCCGCAAGTTCAATGTTGCCGTGTGCAGCGGCCATGGGATCTTTCCCGGTGTTGCAGGTCGGGATGTTGTGAGTGCCCACCAGGTACTGGTGCGCCTCGTGAGCCACCGTCAGGCACCGGGCGGGTGCTGAGGCGATCTTCTCGATTGAGACGATGGTGCGGCTCCGTGAGAAGGGCATCGCCATACCAGTGGTTTTGCACCGTGCCAGCTTTCGCGGAAGGCGGCTGACGATCTCACCGGGCTGCGGGGTGAAACGGATGCGGACATAGGGACCGTAGGTCTTTCCGCCCAGCGTGACGTCGCGGTAGGTCTTCGTCGGCATCAGGCCGAGCGATACGGCCAGCTCGAAGACGTCGTGGCCGAGCTGGTTGTCCAGGATGCAGATCTCCACCTGGCCGTTGGCTGAGACGGTCCCGTCGCTGTCCACAAGGCCCTGCAGCACCGACCAGCGTTGTGTCAGAGACGCTCTGAGCACCTCGGCGGGGATGTGCTTGTAGCCCAGGACTCCGAGGCTTCTGAGGGCCGCCTGGGCGCCACTGCCGATCCCCATGCGATGGGTGTCGCCGTGAGTCGCCGAGGGCTGGCCGTGCGCGATGCCCAGTCGATCCAGCTCGTTGATGAACGCACCAAGGTCCTCGGTGCTGCCGGTCACCCGAGCGCAGTCGGAGTCGCCGTCGCCGAGCCAGTACCCGAGGACATAGGGGTCGATCCCCAAATCGACGTGCCCGCCCTCGACCGCCGGGGACGGCAGCGCACGAAACCGAGCCACACCGCCCCTGGCCGCCTTGGTCCTGCCGGTCGTCAGCGGACGCTCGAAGGCCAGGCCAGCGGCCAGCATCTCGTCAACCGTGACGATGCGGCGGACCCGCCTGCGGCCACCGGTGAACTCATCGACCGGCCAGCGGTGCGATCCGGTGCACTCCACCGTCGCCCCGTCGCGGAACGTGATCCGGTAGGTGTCCTCCAGGACCTCGGGGCGCAAGTCGGTCACCGTGGTGATCGAGCCGTCGACCGCGTAGACCCGCGAGCCGACCCGAAGGTCGCCGTGCTTGACCCAGCCGTCCGGTGTCATCACCGGAGTGGTGTGAGTGATCGGCCCTTTGGCCCCCCGCTTCACGCCCGACCGGTACAGAAACCTGCCGTCCTCGTCGTAGGCGTACCACAGATGCAAGAAACGACGCTGCCCAGGGGTGAACCGCCAATCCTCACCGGTCTGGTAATCGATCAGCCCAGGGCCAAACAACTCAAACTCGGCCTCCGTCAACCGGTTCTCCGCCCACCGGATCAGCAGCGGACCCAAACTCGGCGGCAGATGGTCAGTTCCCGGCCACGGCAACGTGACCCACGCACCAGTCTTCGGTTCGATGGAATATCCGGGAGGAAGATCAAGCGGATCAGTCATACAGCTCGTGCAAGTCATCCCCCACCGCCATGAACGCAGCCGGGGCCTTCACGTCCACGTAGCGGATGCGGAGATCGCGACGGAAATCAGCGGTCGTGCCCAGCACCTTCTCGCGGTTGCGAAGCTCAGTCGCCAAGCTCGCCCGCCGCGTCTCAATGAACGACGCAGCCACCTCAAGACTGTCGAACGCGAACTCCCAATCAGCCTCCGACCACATGACGCAGTGAGGCATCCGGGACCAAGCCCGCCACTTCCGCACCGCCTCAGCGGGCCACCGCCGAGGAACCTCGGCCACCTCGCCGTCAACAACCTCACGGGCGGGGCTACGGGCCGGAAGCTCCGGGGCCTTCTCAAACGGGACGTTCTCGATCTCAACCCACTCATGGGCGGGCTTATCGTGGTGTCGGACCAGGCCGTCCTTGGGTTTCGCTCCCCTCACGGGCATCGTTCACGGCCTTTCGAGCAATTGGGAAAAGGTTCGAATTCTCGCCACTGTCAGAGCCGCTATATCGGCCGGGGCGAGTCGGGCACCGGGGGGAGGGGGTAGTCCCCAGGGTGCTTTCGCAAGGGTCGGCACAGCTGCCGGGTCAGGGAGTGCGCCGATTCCGCCGACGCGGGGGGGTGCGGCGTCTTACATTGGTCGGTACGGAAACACCCGCTGAAGGGGGAAATTGTGGTGGATGATCCGAATCTCAAGTGGGTCGAGGGCTTGACGGTCTCAGACAGGTTTAAGGCCGGTCAGGCCTTGGTCGACCACATGAGGGACAGGCTCGTGAACGGCGACCCAAAGTCTGTGGAGTCCGAAGCGAAGTACTACAGCGACTGGATTGCGATGTTGACGCTGTCGCAGATGGAGCTGATCGACGCTGTGAGTCGAATCGATGAGCAGCGTCTCGCCCTCACCAATAACCTGCGGAGGGCTTTTGGGATCGCTGAAGAAGGACAGGGGTCGGGTCAGGGGTAGGGCGACCCGTGGCCAGTCGCCGGCCTCGGCTTCATCAGCGGGGCCTTATCTGTTGGTGGTGTGGGTTCACCCCAGGCCTGGGTAATGGCTGGTGTCTTTCTCTGCTTTTGACATCGCGCAGTCGGGGGATGCTCTTGTGCGAAAGAGCCAACTGAAGCTCAGGGCGTTGCTGGATGCCTACCGCAGCTGGAACCGCTACGCGTATTTGAGTTCCCATGAGCGGCGGCTCAATCGGTCCCTCTGGGCCGCGTTGGGGTTCTTCGTCGTGTACACGGTCCTTCAGCACGTTGTGTTCGCAAAGGTGCGGCCCATCTTCCACATGGGCGCTCAATGGGGCGACCTCCTCTACGACTTGGGCATCGCCTATATCGGAGCGTTCGTCTTCTATCTGCTGGTAGTTCGGCTCCCTCTGCGTCGAGATCGACAGAACGTGTACGAGAACCTGTCGCCGCTCGTCAATCAGATCGTTGCGGAAGCAGTGACTCTGATGGGGCTGTTGAACGGGGCGGCCGGTGCGCCGACTGGCCGCCGCTGTACCGCCGAGAACGTGGCTGAGACCTGCTCCCTCATCTCACTGAATACGCAGGTAAAGATGAAGATTGTGAATTCCGATGGGTCAGAACGGCCGGCCACGGTCCGAGATGCCCTTCTAAGATCGTCAGAGAAGTCCCGGAAACTCAACCGCGAGCTTCTGGAATTCTCCGGCCATCTATCCTCCGAGCTGATCAACTACATCATTGCAATCGAACAGCGTGGCTACTTCGTCATGTTCAGCCAGTTCGACTCCATCATCGTGAAGCTGACACCGCAGGAGAATGTCTCGTTCCTCTGGCGGTACATCTTCGATTACCTCCAGCTGGTTGAGCAGGTGAACCGGTACTACCACGAGTACTTCAAAGCGTTCGAGTTCCGCGGCGACTTTTTGATCGCTGGGACGGATAAGACCAGCCACGCTGTGCCACTGGCTGACCGGATGTCGGGCTGACCTTCCGCATCGGGGGTGGTTCTTCAGCCCTCGGTGACCGACAGCGGGTCGGCGGGCGATACCTTCACGGCATGAACGTACAGAACCTATTGCAGTACGCCCCACTTCTGGGCGCCCTGGGAGTCGCGTCGCTGATCGGCAATTGGTTTGGCGGTGGCCGCTCGCGCCGAGAGGTCCGCAGTGCAGTCCTCAAGGCCCTCCGCGAGACCGAATCCCAACGGTGGGCCACTGAACCTGATCACGTCGGCTTTAGGGACTTCATCACCGCGGTCCACGACTTGGAAACCGCGGCCTTGATCGCACGCATTCCGCGCAAAGCCGTGCATCACTATGTCGTTCTCGCGCACGCGGCACGAGGCCTCAGTGAGGATGCCGTCGATTACTTTCCCGACCTGAAGGGTTACTCGGGTCCGATCAACGGGTACTTCAACACATTGGTCCGTGATGCCGCCGGGGTCCTTACCGGTTTGGCTTGGCACCCGTGGTGGTCTCGGATCGTGCTCCTTCGGAGCCTGCGCAATCTGCGGAATCGTGCCTTGGAGTTCAAAGACGAAGAGGTCCGGTGGGCGCTGGCAACGGCGCAGAAGCAACACAATCCTCTTCCTGGTCCGCTAGGCGAGATAGAAGGTGTCGAGGATCCTCCACAGATTGTCGAACCTTCCGGGAAACCAGATCGCTGAGGCGGAGGGCATTTCGTCTCTCGGCACCGAACACACCACAATCCGTCCGCGTGATGTCGCACCCCTGAGCGATGATCAGTGGATGGACCCCACACACGATGCTGCACGGATCAAGGTATGGTTGGACGGTCACCGAACAGATCTTCAGGTTCTCGCCGTTCTCTTCGACTCCGGGGACACGCGGGTGGTGCTGGAGGATGGCCGGTATTATCTGACGTCTCCGGAGATCGAGAACTCTTCGGACGGCGAGAACCCGCACGCGGTGGCCCAGCGGGTCCTATCGATCCTGAATGGGCTTGCCGCTCTTCACCACAGAGGGTTCCGACCGGTCGAACTTGGTGGCAGGGTCACCGATGGTGGATCAGAAGTGATATATCCGCGCCCTGCCTTGCTTGAACTCCGCGGAGGCGTCCCGGTGGTTACTCAGCGACGACCAGACGGCACAGAGGTCCCTGGCCCGCCATCGCCCTGGCCGGGGCGTGCCGCCTTGGCCGGATCCCATCCCGACGTTGCTGAAGCGCTCGGAATCCTCGGGAGGACCAATCCAATCACCTTCCGTGAACTCTATGACGTGTACGAGATTGTCCGGGACTCGATCCAGAAGGACGAGACCATGCCGAACGCAGTTCACGAACTGCTGGGAGTGAGCAAGAACGGTGTCAGCCGGTTTACGGTGCCTGCTCAGAAGGCCCGCCATGCCAGATCTACCGCGGAGATAAACAACCCCATGTCCCTGGAAGAAGGGCGACAGTTCATCACCGAGCTGCTCAACACCTGGATGGCGCGCCTGCGGTCAGCGGATCAGTGACAACCCGGCCTCGGCGCTTCAGGCGCGCATCCACAGTGGCCCGCCCGCTCAAGCTCCTCACGGATCACCTGACGGAGGCGAGCCTCCACTTGCTCGATCAAGCTCTTGTACACAGGGCTCGACATCACGTCCTTCATCAGGAAGTCTTTCAGCACGTCTTCCTCTTCTCGATGTTCCGTTGCTTCCCGGCCGATACCGCCAGGTGTGCCGGTGGAATGTCTTCTCGGACCACGGTTCCCGCACCCGTGTAGGCGTTGTCCCCAACAGTGACTGGTGCCACGTAGGTGGTGTCCGCCCCGCCCTTCACGTTCGATCCGATGGTGGTCCGGTGTTTCGTTTGGCCGTCGTAGTTCGCGACAACTGTGCCCGCACCGATGTTGGTGTGGTCCCCGATGTCTGCGTCCCCCACGTAGGTCAAGTGTGGGATCTTGGTGCCGGTGCCGATGGTGGAGTTCTTCACCTCCACGAACGCCCCGACCTTGCTGCCGTCCCCGAGGTGGGTTCCTGGCCGCACATAGGCAAAGGGGCCGATCTCGCAGCCCGCCCCGATCCTGGTGTCCCCGTGGATGTGGGTGTTGGGGTGGATGATGGTGTCCCGGCCGATCTTCACGTCCAGGTCGATCCACGTTGTTGCCGGGTCGGTGATTGTGACGCCGGCCAACTGGTGGGCGGTGACGATCCTGCGGTTGAGAATCCTCGCGGCTTCAGCCAACTGGGCCCGGTCGTTCACCCCCGCAACCACATCGGGCTCCACCTGGAGGGTGTGAACGTTGTGGCCGTCTTCGCGGAGGAGGCCAACCACATCCGGTAGGTACAGTTCCCGCTGGGCGTTGTCGGCCCGCAGCCGCATCAGGCTGGTGTGGAGTCCGTCATGGGCGAAGCTGTAGATCCCGGCGTTGACTTCGCGGATGGTGAGCTGGTGGGTGTTGGCGTCGCTGTGCTCAACGATCCCGATCAGGTCCGCATCGGGCATCCGCAGGACCCTGCCGTATCCGGTGGGGTCGTTCAGGGTGGTGGTCACCACCGTGTTGGTGGGACAGTCCATCAACGCTGTGAACGTCTCTGGGGCGAGAAGCGGTGTGTCCCCTGGTGTTACCACCACTCGGCCGTGAAAGTCGTCTGGGAGGGCTGTCAGGCCGCAGGAAACGGCATGTCCGGTGCCTCGTTGTTGCTCCTGGACGGTGATCCATAGGTCTATGCCAAGTTCGGCTGCTACCTGTTCCACTTCGGGAAGGATCTGATGCCGCTCGTACCCGAGAACAACAATCAGGCGGTCGGCTCGAAGCGTTGAGACCGCGTGCAGGACATGGGAGATGATTGTTCTCCCGGCCAGCCGGTGGAGCACCTTCGGGGTGTTGGATTGCATCCGGGTCCCGACGCCTGCGGCCAAGACGATGGCAGCTGTCTCAATCCTCATCGATGTACGCCCAGGCGTCCCCTGCTGTCGCTACCAGCACCCTGTAGGACCACAAGACTTTGCGTTTGGTGGAGTGTGCTACGAAGTCGTGGACCCACACCCATGGCTGTGTGGGTACCCCCACCACGACCCAGTGGAAGCCGTCCGGGGCATCTGGCAATTCCATTCGGCGGCTTCCCTGAAGTGAAAGTGGCCGCGCCTTCTAGATACCCGTCTCGGCGCGGCCCGCCCCCGGGAGGAGAGAGAAGGGCACGGGCGGGGGAGTCAATTAGCTTGTGGGCCAGTCGCTGAACTCGCAGCGGCACAGCGTTTGTGTCCGTTGAACAACGCGGACACAGGGACCGTTCTCGTGGGTGGTCTTGGCGTGCTGACACTTGGGGCAAAGCCAGATGGCTTGCTGGCATTGGCAGCGGCCGGTCGGTTCCTGGCAGGAATTCCCACCGGGATGTTCACCCATTGAGTGGCCACAGAGGCAAGTGAATTTCATAGAAAGAAAACCTTCTCCTACTGCTGATTATAACATTGAATTCGTCAAATCAGCTGTTCAGCTATTTCGCAAGACCAGGGTGAGGCATTGGTTTCCGTCGCCATTTATTGCGGCCCTCCCACGCCTCCCTCTGAGTCTTTTTCCGGCTCTTCGCAGTTGAGGGTGTAGAGGTCGTCGGCGCGTCGGTGCCGGGATAGGGGTCGAGGTCTTCCGATGATGGAGGTTCCTACGCCATCCATCTGAAAGACCTCGACGTGCCTGACGCTACCGGTCGGGCGGGCTTCGCCTGCGCTGACCTGACGACTTTCTGCCGCCTCGACGAGCTCGGGTTGGAGGTGACCGGCCAACGCCTCGACCCTGATCGGGCCGTGCTGGCGTGCCGGGTCGCCGATGAGGATCGGTGGTGCCGCCGCTGCGGCGAAGAAGGCGTTGTACGTGACAGCGTGACTCGCACGTTGGCTCATGAACCGTTCGGGTGGCGACCCACGGCTTTGCTGGTCACGATCCGCCGTTACCGTTGCGCCGGCTGCGCTCATGTGTGGCGCCAGGATGCCAGCGCCGCAGCCGAACCGCGGGCCAGGCTGTCCCGGCGTGCTCTGCGGTGGGCGCTGGAAGCCCTTGTCTGCCAACACCTGTCGGTGGCCCGGGTCGCCGAGGCGCTTGCGGTGTCGTGGAACACTGCCAACAACGCCGTGCTCGCCGAAGGTCAGCGGGTGCTCATCGCCGATCCGGCCCGGTTCGATGGCGTCGCGGTGATCGGCGTCGATGAGCACGTGTGGCGGCACACTCGCCGCGGCGACAAGTACGTCACCGTCATCATCGATCTCACGCCCGTGCGTGACGGGACCGGCCCCGCACGGCTGCTCGACATGGTGGAGGGCCGCTCCAAGAAGGCGTTCGCCGACTGGCTGGCACAGCGGCCACAGGAGTGGCGTGATCGTGTGGACGTTGTTGCCATGGACGGGTTCTCCGGGTTCAAGACCGCCGCCACCGAAGAACTGCCTGACGCGGCCACGGTGATGGACCCCTTCCACGTGGTCCGCCTGGCCGGCAACGCCCTCGACGAGTGCCGACGCCGCGTGCAGCTGGCCACCTGCGGGCACCGCGGCCGCAGCACCGACCCGCTCTACCGATCGCGACGCACCCTGCACACCGGGGCCGACCTGCTCACCGACCGCCAGAAAGCCCGACTGGCCGCACTGTTCGCCGCCAACGCGCACGCCGAGATCGAGGCCACCTGGGCGATGTATCAACGCACCGTGGCCGCCTACCGCGAACCAGACCGCACCAAGGGCCGCACCATGATGGCTGCACTGATCACCACGCTGAGCACAGGCGTCCCCACGTCGCTGACCGAGCTGATCACCCTCGGGCGGACACTGAAGAAGCGTGCCGCCGACGTCCTGGCCTACTTCGACCGCCCCGGCACCTCCAACGGGCCGACCGAAGCGATCAACGGCCGCCTCGAACACCTGCGCGGATCCGCCCTGGGCTTCCGCAACCTCACCAACTACATCGCCCGGTCCCTGCTCGAGACCGGAGGCTTCCGAACCCAGCTCCGTCAACCTCGGCGGTGAAGAATCCTCAACGCGTGTTCAACGCGGCCAGAGCGTCATTGGTCTCGGCCACCGAGAAACGGTCGGGGTGCCAGCCCCGGGGCAGCCAGTCCCTCATCTCCTGCGCACCGAGTCCCATCGGCGTTTCCCGCGGGTCGTACCCGCCGCGAACCCACGCAGCCAACTCCTCATAGCCGCCCAGGCCACCACAGTCCTCCGGCGGACAGGCCATCTTTCCCGTCAGACACACCGCAGCCGGGGGCGGATCATCGAAAACGTCTTCGACCACGAGCACGTGGTCCCATCCGTCGCCGAAGTCGTAATCGTAGAACAACCGCTCGCCCTTATCGGACACCACCTGATCGAGGCGCACGCTGTCCTCGACGACACCGTCGTCGCCTTCGCTGAGATCAAACCCGGTGACGAAGTAGGCACGGGTCCGCCGGTCCGCCCCGACACCGAACTTATGCAGATGACTGTCCTGCCAGCCCATAACGACCTGCAGCACAACATGGAGCTCATCGAGCATGAGGTCGCCCGGCAGGTCCAGCCGACGCCAGATCGGCGGCTTGGCGTACATCAGGTCGACGCGCACCCGGAAGCCCCGCGCACGATCCGGCACCGCCCGCACCTCGGGCGTCGGCTCATCGAACATTCCCGCGAACACGTTCCGACCAGCGTCGGCCATTAGCTTCTGCAGCAACGCCAGGTCCACACTGCCCCCGGACACTCCGCTCTTCCTCTTGCTCTTCCGCTTCTTCTCCGGCACACCCCAAGCCAACCAGACCCCTCGATCACAGCGCGAAAGCAGCTGATCGTCTCTACACCGTCAAGTGCGAAGAGCCCTTTTTCCGGTGACACGGGACACAGGCCAGCTGAATGAGTTCCGGGTCGTCAGCGTTCACGCGGGCAATTTTCATCGCCTTCACGGAGACAATGTGGTCGAATTCGATTCCCACGGTGACATCGCAGCCTTCATATCCGAGCTGGCATTCGCCGCGGTCCCTTTTCATGACGATTGTTTTTGTCCGCCGGGAAATGCAAGAACCGGGGGCGTCAACTTTCCACGCCATTACAGGTTCACCGCCTTATCGGTCCATTTGTTTCGGGTGCCCACTTGCCAGGCCACTCGGCCCGCCGGCCTCGGCTTCCCGTCCGGGTGCTGGATCAGAGTGGGGCCGTCCAGGTGATCGACAAGCGAAGGAACGGTGTACGCCACCCTGTGTCCACGCACCCTTGCCCACAGCGAGATCGACTGATCGATGGGCAGGTTCGTCCGGTGGCTGGTCATCGACTGCACCAAGTCGGTAGGGATAACCACCCCGACCGCGTGGAGGAGATGGGTGCCGACTATCCAGCAGGTGTCGTCGTCAGCCTTCTCTATCGCCCGGTAGATCTTGGGCTGCCACTGCGGTGGGCGGCTGCGACCCAAGTACAGCGACACCACGGGTGCCGGTGCAACTTCGATGGCCTGGTCCAGCTGGTCGCGGAAACCATCAACCGGGACGGCGTCGTCTTCCAGCACACAGCAGTGGGTGGTTCCCATGTCGGCCAGGTGTTTCCACACTTGTAGGTGGTTGGCCTCAGCCCCCAGGGTGCCATCGTCAACGGACACGAAGGAGGCTGAGACCTGTTCGGCGAGGGCCTGGGCCATGTCCGCCCGTTTCCAGTGGGCGACAACGCCGATGGCCACGCTCACTTCAGAGGCAGCCTTTCGACCGTGGACAGGTCAATGGCCGTGTCGTCGGTCGGGGCGAGGAACCGGAACCCTTCGATCACCTGGTCCCGCTTGCCGTCGTAGACGACGTTGGAGAAGGTGACCGTGTAGTACAGGGCCTCCAGGTCGAGGGCGGCAGAGTTGGCGACCAGCGTGAGGGTGTTGCCGTCGATGGTTTTCAGTTCACCGTCGTCCACGCTGGTGCGGCCACGGATCGTCTGGAGCCGGTACACGATGTTGTCGGTGGACGAATGGACTTGCCGCACACTGGGAGCGAAGTCCACAAAGCAGGAGATGTACTGGACATCCGGGTTGCCGTCGTCGTCCGTGGAGGAGTCGGAGATGAGAGCGTGGAGGGTGCCGGTGACGGCGAAGTAGGTCAAAGCCATTGGGATTCCTTACAGGTCGATTGTGGTGTATCCGCGAAGGGTGATCACCACCCAGCGGACATTGGCGGTGCTACTGAGGCCAGCTCCAAAACTCTCCCCATGTTCGAGATCTAAATTCATGTTCCTGTAAACGGTTTGAAAAGACCCATTGCCAGTCAGCGACAAGGTTTCGCCCGACAGTGACGAGTCGTTGCGCCTAAGAGTGGCTGTTCGGTTGGTGTCGGTGAGATACCGCATCGAAACCTCTTCGAGGTGGAAGTCGCGCGCAATAACTGCCTCGAACGCCTGGTAGGGGGTGCTGGTTGACCCGGTTCCTGGTGCAAGGTACAGCGTCCAGGTCATGTCGTAGGGGATCTGTAGGGCCCCACCACCGCCCCCGCCACCCTCGGGTGGGTCAATCCACTCAACCCCGCCGTCCCCGTCATAAGACAGGACCTGACCCTCGGTGCCCTCTTCATCCGGCCACGGAATGCCGTCAGCCTTCAGGGATTCCAGCCACTCCTCTTCAGTGCCTTCGAAACCCTCATCGACGGCCACCTCATAGGCGGACATGCCGGGATCGCCTTGAGGCCCCTGCTCGCCAGGCTCACCAGGATCACCCTTCGGCCCCTGCTCGCCGGCATCGCCCTTCGGCCCCTCGGGGCCCACCAACGACTCCAGCCAATCCTCTTCGTCGCCCTCAAACCCATTGTCCAGTGCGACTTCATAAGCGGACGGACCCGGATCACCCTGCGGTCCGGTCTCACCCTGAATGCCCTGAGGGCCCTGCTCGCCCTGGGGACCCTGCTCCCCCGGTTCGCCCTGCGGGCCGACGAGAGATTCCAGCCAATCCTCTTCATCGCCCTCGAAGCCGTTGTCCACAGCCACTTCGTAGGCCGACAGGCCGGGATCGCCCTGGGGTCCCTGTTCGCCCTGCGTTCCAGGATCGCCCTGGTCACCCTTGGGGCCCTGCTCACCCTGCGGCCCTTGCTCCCCCACGAGTGAGTCGAGCCACTCCGACTCGGTGCCCTCAAAGCCGTTGTCGAGAGCGACCTCGTACGCCGACAGGCCGGGATCTCCTTGGTCGCCCTTTTCGCCGGTATCGCCCTTGTCACCCTTGGCTCCGGGTTCACCCTGAACACCCTGGGGGCCTTGCTCACCTTGGGGACCGACCAGGCTTTCCAGCCAGGCCTCCTCGTCCCCCTCAAAACCCTCGTCTACCGCGACCTGGTAGGCGGACTTGCCGGGATCACCTTGCGGGCCTTGCTCGCCCTGTGAGCCGGTCTCACCTTGCGGACCAGTCTCGCCCTGTGGACCCTGTTCTCCGACAAGGGAGTCCAACCACTCTGATTCGGTCCCCTCGAAGCCGTTGGCTACCGCGACCTCGTAGGCGGACATGCCTTCCGCGGCCTGGGCGGAGGTTTGCACCCACTGTTCACCATCAAAGAAATATGGCACTGTTCAATGACTTTCGTTATTCCGCCGGGTAGGCGATGATCCAAACCTTGCCAGGATTTCCTGGGGAAGCACTTCCAAATGTGGTCACTCTCGGCAGCCCGCCCGCACCCACGGTGACGGTGATCGCACCTGTGGGCTGAAGGGTGTTTGTCCCCCAGCTGCCCCCTGTCCCGCCGCGGCCGATGACCCCAGCCGTGACGGCAACCCCATCGCCGCCCTTACCTGAAGTGGGCTCGAAATAGAAGGTGCCCTTGAACATCATGCTGATTGCCGTCGCACCATTTGCGTGCCCTGGGAGGGTTCCATTGGACGAGTTGAACGCTCCTCCATCGCCAGTAACCGAGACATCCCCGGAGCCGGTCGGCACAACCACCACTGAATCCTCACCGTCTGTGGGTGCCTGGGTCTGCCCCGATCCGGGCCGGTACCCGCCACCCCCGCCGCCCAGTGCGATGACATCGAGGTAATCGACCCCCAGCCGGAACCATGTGGGGAACGTGTAGGACTTGGAGCCCGCTGTGCTGTAAATCGTTGTGACAGCTTCGGTTGGCCACAGCTTCGTGTCGCCCACATAGACGGCTGCCGCGTACCCACCGGAGTACACCGACACAGCTTCGTCCAGGGGCTGGTCACCGAAGTAGACCTTCACGGCACCACCACGTACACGGTGTTCGGGTCCTTCGCCGACAACGCATCAAACTCGGACTGGGACAGGGTCACGACACCTGAATCACCCTGGGGCCCCTGCTCGCCCTGCGGGCCGGGTTCGGACACCGGCAACCAGTAGTCGCCCTCCAGGAGGTCTTCCTCGGCTGGGGCGTCGTCCGGGGCGGTGCCGCCAATGAACACGACAGGGCGGGGATCATCCGGGCGGGCAGGCCAACCGTCGTCGTACTTGTAGACGATGAGAGCCGGGAGGCCGATCTCACCTTGCGGGCCTTGGTCGCCCGTGTCACCCTTCGGGCCGGGTTCCCCTTGGGGGCCGGTCTCACCTTGGGGGCCGGTTTCACCCTGGTCTCCCTTGTCGCCCTTCTCACCCTGGGGACCCTGCTCACCTTGAGGGCCCTGTTCCCCTTGGTCGCCCTTCGGACCTTCGGGACCAACCTCCCCCTGGGGGCCTTGCTCGCCGGTGTCCCCCTTGTCCCCCTTTTCGCCGCGTTCACCTTGCGGACCTTGGGGACCGACTTCACCTTGCGGGCCCTGTTCGCCTTGGGGGCCTTGCTCACCCTGGGGCCCCTCGGGGCCCTGGACGCCCTGGGGACCTTGGAACGGGATGCCTTCCGACCAGTGGTCGGTGTACACGTAGAGGTTGCCGTCCGCCTCCACCAGGTAGGCGTCACCCCACTCGGGGTCCTCGGGAAGATCCTCCACGGTCTCGACAGCGCCCGTGATTTCCAGGCCGGTGCCCGCAGGCCCAGCTGGTCCAGGAGGCCCCGGGGGCCAGGAACCGGCACCACGGTCAGGGTGTTGTCGGGGACATCCACCGAGATCCTGGGGACCGCCGGCACCGAGAGCCGGATTGTCGCCCCGGTGGGCATCTCCAAATTAGTCATCGCGGGCCACCACGCCCTTGGCGAACAGGTAGTCGTCGGTGTTCGGGGTATTGGGGAAGCTGACGCGAATCCTCATCAGGGAGCCTGCCGGGACCATGTCGGTGTCCGCCGACTCAGCCCGGATCGTCAGGACGTCGTCCTGGATGGTGCCCTCCCACGAGTACAGGACGATCCACTCGTCCAAGGGTGCGGACACGTCGGTGGCCTTGTCGTAGACAACCGCGGTGACGGTCGCCCCTTCTGGCCACACAGGTGAATCGCCCTCGGGCTCAACGGAAACAATCCAATCGACACCCTTGGAGAAGATTGGCTTGATGCGGTGGGGCTCCCAGCCAAGCTTGATGGTCATGCAACCTCCGGTAAATCACACACCCAGAGTCTGGGCGCGAAGTTCTGCTTGTTCGATGTGGGTGGCCACCTCGTGGGCCAGCCCGTCCGCGTCGGTGGGATGCTCAACCATCACCCGGACAACGGGCTCAGTGCCGCTCTCCCGCACGATGATCCGTCCCGCCTTGCCGACACCCTCAACGATCTCGTCAATCGCTTCACGGGCCATCTGGGCGGCAATACTGGGCTTGCGGGCGGGGATGTTGATGTGAGATTGCGGTATCCGGTCGAAATGGGCCAAATCGGCCAGCGAGGCACCGGATTCAACCATGATCGACATCACCTTCATCGCGGTGAGAATGCCGTCACTGGACGGGAACAACTTCGGGATGATGATGTGCCCGCACGGTTCCCCGCCGAGGGCCAATCCCCTCCGCTGCAACCGCTCCGCCACATGGTGATCACCCACATCGGTCACCGCCACCCGGATGTCGTCTTCGCGGAGCCGGGTCCACAGCCCGGAGTTGCTCAGCCGGGTCACCACGATGGTGTCGTCGGTAAGAACGTCCCGCTCCTTCATGCCGACCGCCAGAACGGCCAGCAGGCCGTCCCCGTCAACGATCTGTCCGTTGGCGTCCACCATGATGACCCGGTCCCCGTCGCCGTCGTGAGCGATGCCAAGGTCGGCCCGGTGGGTGAGGACCGCTTCCTGAAGCATCCTCGGGTTGGTGGAGCCGCAATCCTGGTTGATGTTCCAGCCGTCCGGGGTGGTGTTGATGGCGACGACCTCAGCCCCGGCGTTGGCGTACACCTCGGGGGCGGCCCGGTGGGTGGCACCGTTCGCACAGTCCACCACGATCTTGAGGCCGGCGAGGCCCCTCACAACCCTGCTGACGCGACGAATGTAGTGATCCAGCAACCCGGGCAGGCGGGTGTCCTCCATGCCGCCAGCGTTGACCGCGGGGACGCCAATGAAGTATTGGACCCGCTTCTGACCAGCCGGGTTCAGCTTGTAGCCCAGCCGCCCGAAAATCTTGAACCCATTGTCGGGCATCAAATTGTGGGAGGCGGTGATCATCACGCCCATGTCGGTGGTGAAGTAAGACAGGGCCGGCGTGGGCACCACCCCAACCCGCTGCACATTCGCGCCGTAGCGAAGCCCTTCAACGAGGGCGTCCTCCAGCTCCTGGCCGCTGATGCGGGTGTCTCGACCAACCACAACCTGGTTGCCGAACCGGGAAATCGCAATGCCGAGAGATTTGGCGAACTCGGGGGAAATATCACCCCGGATGCCATCGGTGCCGAAGTCAGGCATTCCGCTTCTTCCAGTTCTTCTGCCACCGGTCGAAGTCCTCTGGCTTGTCAAAGTCGTCAGAGAACGATGTGCCCATATACCCAACATCGCGGACCTGCGGCAGGTTGCGGTTCATGGTGCGGATCTTCGGTCCCCGCGCCCCGGCGTAAGCCCGCAGCACCTCCCAACCGCCCGACCGAGTGATTTCACCGTCCCGGTGAGCATCAGCCGTGATCTGCATTGCCTCCAGGTACTTGCTGTGGTGCTCTGGGAAGAACGAGACAGCGAAGTTTTCCCCGTATGGGCAACCAGTGACCCGAGACTTGTTGACGCGGCACCAGTTCAACCAACGGCGAGCCTCGTACCGGGTGATCGCGTCCACCACACAGTCATCAAGCCAACAGTCACCCCAATAGAGGATCGTGCGGCCGGTAGACGACCAATGCGGCACCGTGTTGTGGAACTTGGTCACCCCCAGCCACTCATCGGTGTCACCCAAAACATCCGGGGTGACGACCTGAACATGGTCGGGGAGGTAGTCCTTGTAGTCCTGGGGGCCGGTCACGATCACGTCGTTCTCGCCCCGCTCGTGGAGCTGCCGCACCAATCGTGCCAACAACGCCTCACCGTCATCCAGCGGGGAAATCAGATGCTTCGGCACTCCGGTGTGATTGCCCCATCGGGTTCCTTCACCGGCAGCCATGATGATGTGTCGGACGCTCATGCCAGCCCAACTTCCTTAAGTACGCGAGTCATCGCCACCGGCCATATGTGGCGTTCTCGAACAACCTGAACTGCGTTCTCCCGCATCGTCTTAACTTCGGCTGCGGTCATTGAGTCACGACGTTCTTTGATGGACGCGAAGTCGAACCGGTCGTAGAGGATCATCACGTCGTCGGTGAAGCCCTGTTCCTCCATGCCGGGGACGCGGGGATGGGCGAGGATGCCGCCTCGGCCGAGGGTTCTGGGAACGCGATCAGACCAATAGAACGGGGCCGGGGCCGAATCGCCCAGCACCAAATCGGCTGTCGCGTACAGCTTGTTCAGCTTCTTGCCCCACACCGGAGACGACTTGGTGCCGTACTGCCGGAAGTCGCACCCATAGGTTCCGTTCGCCCACTGCAACAGGGCCCCACGGTGATCACCATGAATCCTCTGCGAGTGGGTTCCGACAAACGTTGCTTTGTGCCGGTACCGGTCGTCAGCCTCCCACAGCCCCAGGTACCGGGTGCCGAATGCCGGCGGGAACCATCGATGGTTCACTCCACCCCAGTCCCGGTCACCGCCATCAGCGGTGAACACGTACTGGCATGTCCACCACGGCAACTTCCCGATCAGGTCCTTGCGGCGCTCAACCCCATGGAACAGGTCCATATGGAGGGCGACCGTGACCACGCCGCGACCCTCCAGGCTCCGCAGAGCGTCGATCACTTCCTCAGCGGGCGAGGGGGGCTCATCTTTGAGCCACAGCAGCATGTCGGCGTCTTTGGCGACATTCCGAAGGAGTGGCACGGCCACCGAACCGAATGGCAGGGCCGTGACCTGGTGGCCCAACTGCTTGAGGGCCTCAACACAGTCGGGACGCCAAGACTCAAAGACGCGACCCGACTCGATGCGGTTCCCGAGGACGACAATTTTCACTACGCGCACACACCTTCTGGTGTCGGGAACCCGAGATACTTCGCCAAGTCCAGCAGCTGGTCCGGTTCCCACACGGCCCGACAAGATCGGCACTCACAACCATCAACACCGACAAGGAGGGTTGGTTGGCGGACTTCTTCACCACGATGGTCTCGAACCACTTCGGAGGCACCGCACTCTGGGCATTGGCCGGGGATCAACCGGCGGGGCTTCGGGTTCAACACCCGGTCGGCCCGACGAATCCAACTCTTCACAGTCCTTGCCATCGCCTCGGAGTCCTTCGGGTTGTTGGCGACGATGCGAAGCCGATCAGCCGTGGAGGCCAGTTCCGGGTACCACTTGGCGGCGGTCTGTTCGATCTCAATGATCAGATTTCGGGGACGGCCAAGGGCGTGGAGCTGGTCCAGGACCGAGCACATCTTCACGCCCCCAACCATCTTCGGTTCCACCAGTTCCCGAATCAGTTCAGCGAGCTGCAAACCTCAACTTCCCTACTGCCCTCTCCGATTCCTTCACCAACACCGGAACCGGAACAGTGGGACACCGCCTGCATATGGGGGGGCTGTTCCACTGTTCCAGCCGGGTTCACCGTTCCACGCCCTCCCAGTGGGCTTTGGAGCGTTCAATGAGGAGTTCAATCCACTTCCGGTTGAACTTGATCATCTCCGCCAGCATCCCGTCGAAGTCGAATCGGTCGCACGCATACCGGCCGACCTTCCAGCAGGTGATGCCGAACTCGTCCTCCACGGGCCGGGGGTCGCCCGTCCGCCAGCACTGCCTGAACAGCTCCAGCTGGTCCTCGGACAGCGGCGGCAGGTTGTATCTGGCAGCCACCTCGGGAGAATGCCCCGACCCCATGCAGATGTACGGTTCCGGGCCGTGGCGATGGAAGCATCCCGCCCTGGTGAGCTTGATCCGCCGGTCACACACCGGACACACCGCACCGAGCCGCTGCTCCTCAGTCAGCTCCGGGAGTCGACCTTCCTGAAGAAGGATCTCAATCTCGCCCGGGGTGAGTCCGACAGTCGGGCAACGGAATGCAGGGCCGTGCCGGTGGAGGGTTCCTCGGGAGTTCACCTTTACAAACTGGCTGCATACTGGGCATTTCACGGTCATGAGACGACCACCTCCGGGGCTTGTCCCGTTTTTGGGGACATCATGTCCCGTTTTTCGGGACGCAAAACTTCCCTGGCCTGCCGTTTTGCTTCGTCCCTATTAGATTCTCTTTCATTGGGACTCGAGCACGGAACGGAGCGGTCCCGAATGAACACCACATTCGACGGAGCTGGAGCCTCCTGGCAATGGTGCGGGCAGGGCTTGTTGTTACCCCTCATCCCTGTCGCGAAGCCCTCGGCTGGAAGCACGAGGCATTCCCGGTCGGACGACTGATCCAGCCAGCCAATCTTCTTCAAGTGGTTGATCGCTTCCCACAGCTTCTGCCGGTGAATGGTTTTGACGGTTCCATCCGGCTGGACCCCGAGGAGTTTTTCCAGTTGCCCGGGCTCGAATGGTGTGTGGAGGTTCGGTAGGTGACGCGACATCGCAAAGGCGAACACTCGCTGCCACAGGGTGAGGTCGGTGTTGAACGCTTGGTTCTCCCAGAACTGGTTGAACGACATCACGTACCGGGGTGTTGCTTTGTGGTACGTCGCCATCTACGCCAGAACCACCAGATTCGGTTGGTTTACACCAGTTTTCATTCTCTTCTCCTCTTGGATGCCCTCTGTCGAGTCCAGAAGCCCTTCTTCTTCGATTTAGGCCTCGATGGAGCCGGAACCAGCCGCGGCGGCGCTCACGAGAGTTCCTTGCGGGCCTTGCGGAGGTCTGCGGAGGCAAGGGCCTCCAGCTTGCTCCAGTTCCCGGTGCGGGCGGCTTCGCGGATCAGTTCTTCTTCACGTTGCTGGCGTTCGAGTTCGTCTTGAACGCGAGAGCGATGGTGGGGTGTTCTGGACATGGGTTCTCCTCTAAAAGGTCGTCTCCCAAGCCCACAGTTCCCAATGCGGACGCTACCGGGGTTCCTGCACCGTTATTGGACGCCACGCCGGGTGGCGTTGGCTGCCGTTGGTTTGCAGGTGGTGGGGGGTTTTATTCCCTTCTCCCTTTAATTCTATCAATAGATCCGCCATTCCTCGGCGTTCATTTGTCAAGCTTTTGTGATGTAGATTACACATAATTTTGCTTAATTTTGCGAATCGTCGCTTATTCTGAAATCAGAGAGAAGGAAAACCTCTCCTCGGCGCTCCTAATTCAATGGGAATTCGCCACTTACGGTCTGGCATTCGACGCTGGCCGATCTGTAGAAAATCAGGAAATACCAAATGAAAATCAATGAATCAGGTGCCCTCATGGGCATTGCCCAGGCGTCTCGGGTCCTGGGGATCGACCGCCGGCTGGTGGATCAACTGGTCAAACAGGGCCAGGTCAAGTCCGTTGTTATCGGGGCCCGTACTTACATTGTGCGGAGTTCCATCATGGCCTTCCTCGGGGAGGGGGGCGAATGACCGAGTGGCGTCCCATTGCGGGCTTCGAGGACGAATACCTCATTTCCGATGACGGTCGAGTGTTCAGCGTACGCATGGGAGGAATTCTCTCAGGCGGACTCGCCAGTTCCGGCTACAGGTATGTGTCCCTATCCAAAGCGGGAGACAAAAAGCAGTTCTATGTCCACCATCTCGTCGCCGCCGAATTCATTGGGCCACGACCTGACGGAATGGTCATCATGCACCTGGACGACGACACCCTGAACAACAACGTCGACAACCTCAAGTACGGCACCCAGGCGGAGAACATTCGCCATTCCTTCCGGGATGGACGGCGGGGCGTCCTAGCGAAAGACACCCCATGCCAAGAGGATGGGTGCGAGGACTTTGTAGAGTCTCGCGGGTGCTGCCGCCGGCACTACGTGCGGCACCAATACCGTGGCACCGGCCCCTTCGCGGACAACCCACCCTGCACCGTGAACGGTTGCGACACCCCAGCGGGACATATCCGACGACGACTGTGCGGTTTCCATTACCAAAAGGCCTCCAAGAGAACGGACTTCGTGTCCTTCATCAGTGACGACGTGTGCGCCAAAGGCCACCCAAGGGCCGAGTACCAGAGGGTCACCCCAATGGGTGACAAATACTGCTCACGGTGCCAGTCCGCCTGGAACAAGAAGTGGATAACCGAGGCCCGCAAGAAGGTCCAGGCAAGGATCAACGCCTCGTGACGAAGATGATCACCAAGACCTGGCGGCGACTCCGCACCCGGTGGCACACCCTCAGCCGAGAAGAAGAACTCGCCGTCACCATCGCCAAACTCCTGGACGCCCTCACCCGCGAGGTGGAGATGCGGATGACGAACGAACACCTCCCCCGCCTCCACCTGGCCAACTACCGACTGATGGCACTCAGCCACCCCCGTCGCCGCCGATAGCACGTCCCCGTACTAGTACATGCGTGTACTATTGGTGGCACGGCCCCGCCGGGGCCACAAACCAAGGAGGTGGTGGCGATGCAAGAACAGGCAGATCCGCCATGCCACGATCAGGAGGTGGAGCTGTCACGAATTCGCAACCTCGCCGACCTCACCCAGGCCCAACTCGCTGAAGCGATGGGCACCAAACAGACCGTGGTGAGTCGGCTGGAGAGGCAGACCGACTGGAAACTGTCCACCCTCGCGTCCTACCTGAACGGATGTGGAGTGGACGCCAAACTGGTGGTCAAGGCGAACGGACGAACACTGGTCCTTCGGCCAACGGCCACAGGAACATTCGAGGAAGAGAAATGAAGAAGATGTTGACCCTGCTGGCGATGCCGGTAGTCATTGCACTGGCCCCGCTGACCGCACCCCAGGCCCATGCTGCCATCAAGTGCGAAGAAGCCCCCGCCAAGTGGGTGGAGGCCATCAACTGGTCCTTCACGAAGGACGAACACCTGACCGACGCCAAGGTGGTCACCACCCCCGATGGGGCCCTGTACATCGGTGGGAACATCGTGGACTCATCTGGCACCAAGGTTTCGAGTGCGGATGTGTGGCTGCTGGACGGTGCCCTCTGGGCCCTGAGCAGCGACGCCCGCAAGCGGACCGTCCTGCCCGATGGCCGTGACCTGGGAGTCTCGGCTGGTGACGAGTACGGATCAGCCGTCCAGGATTGCGTGACAGGCCGGTAGCCCAGGCGCGCATAGAATCAGGAAAGCCCCCCGCAAACTCTCCAGCGGGGGGCTTCCTTCGTGCCTGGGGTCAACCACCCCGAACCGTCGCGGCCTTCTGCTCCTCCACCCACCGCTCCAAGTCGGCCCGGTCATAAACGACCTTGCGGCCACCCAGCCGGTAGCACCGCGGGCCCCGGCCCTCATAGCGCCACCACCGAAGCGTCGGTTCCGGCACCCCCAACAGCTCCGACACCTCCATGGTCGTCAACGGGCGCTCGTTCATCTCTCCTCCAATAACAATCAGCACAATCGCTTGCACTCCATGGTGGCAGAGAATTCGGGACGGTTTCGGCGGGCAGCGTTGGCGTGTCCTCGTGAGCGCTATGCAGATCAGAGGGCCAATCCGCCCAGTCCGACAGATTTCCAGCGGTACGCTCTGCGGTATGAGTGCGAAGCGGAACATCCGGGCCGGCCTCGATGACCGGTGGACCAAACGGGTCAAAGGTGACGACGGCGTGATGCGGACCGTCAAGTCCGCCATGCACGGCAAAGGTAAGCGGTGGCGAGTCCGCTGGGTGGACGACGACAGCCAGGAACACACCAAAGTGTTCGACCGCAAACCCGACGCCCAAGCATTCCTCAACAAGATCACCGCCGACATCCATCGGGGTGAAGTCGTCAGCCCGAAGAAGGGCCGGGAACTGTTCGAGGTGATCGCCGAGGACTGGCTCCTCACCAAGTCGCACCGGAAGCCGAAAACCGTTGCCGGATACCGGGAACTACTCGACAACCTGATCCTGCCCCGCTGGGGACACGTGCCCGTCAAGGACATCACCTACGAGGACCTGGTGAAGTGGTTGGGGAAGCTGTCCATCGACGGCTCCCGCAAGGCAACACCGTTGTCGCCCAGCCGCATCCGCCAAACCCACCAGTGTGTCCACGCGGTACTTCAGTACGCGGTGCGGACCGGGAAGGTGCCGAAAAACGTTGCGGCGGACATCGAACGCAAGAACGACCTGCCGAACGACAACGCTCGCGTCCAACACGCCCTCACCCACGACCAGCTGCTGGGGTTGGTGTCAAAGATGGGGCTGTACGCCACGCTGACGCTCGTTCTCGGGTACACCGGCATCCGACTAGGGGAAGCGTCCGCTCTGCGGCGAGAAGGCGTCAGAGACGGCAAATTGATGATCCGGGAGTCCGCCACCCGCGTCCGGGGCCAAGGTTTGGTCACCACCGCGACGAAGACCAACAAGATGCGGGAGGTCGCGGTGCCGCCCCCCGTGTGGGAACGGTTGGTCGCCGAGCTGCCCACCGACCCCCGGGCCCTGGTGTTCCCCAACCGCCAGGGCGAGGCGTTGACCAACCACCAGTACCGCTACGAGTTCGACAAGGCCGTCGCCGCCATGAAGGCCGAGGGCGACTTCCCGAGCATCACCCCGCACGACCTCCGCCACACCTGTGCCAGTTTGCTGATCTCGTCCGGGGCCAACATCAAGGTCGTCCAGCGACAGCTGGGTCACGCCACCGCGACCATGACCCTGGACCGCTACGGCCACCTCTACGACGCCGACCTGACCGCCGCAGCCAACAAGCTGGGCGAGGCGATCCGGCTCCCACTGCGGTACGACTGCGGTACGGATGAGGGCAAGAAAAAAGCCAAGACCGGCTAG